TTGTGTCAACACCGCTAGCAAGTTGGTTTGCTGTATGAATGTCTCCAGTGAGTATTTCATTTGTATAGCCCTCATCGTTCATATAATGTGCAAGCATACGCAGTTCTAAACCACTGGCATCCATACCAACAACCTTGTACCCCTCTGGTGCTGTCCAACAGGCTCTACACTCAGTTCCGTACTCCGCTGATACGCTAGGTACTTGTGCCATGTTGGGGCTAGAATGTGTCATACGTCCTGTCACAGTTCCATTTGCATTTACATATCCATGCACTCTACCATCATCTTCAACAGCATCAAGCCAACTCTGTACCTGTGCAATACGCTTCTGAACCAATAGGTATTCAGCAATCATAGAGGCTTCTGGTATATTAGTGACTTTGGATAAGACTGCTTCATCTACAATGGCTTGACCCTTTTCAGTGAACTGCTTAGGCTTCCAACCAAAGTATTGTAAGTACCGCCCTATCTGCTGTCGTGAACCAAGGTTAAACTCTGGGTAGTCTATCCTACTAAACTCACCGCCAACTGTAGCCCACTGCTCCCCAAGGAACTTGAGACCTACCACAGACAATGAAGCATCCTTCTTGAACTTAGGTTTGACATTACGTACATACGTAGGTAACGGCTTGAATGTATTATGCACCGCATCCTCTAATTCAAACTTACGTTCTTTGAGTTTAGCCAGTAGTACAAACGCACCCTCTTGGTCTAGCAACCATCCATTGTGGATTTGCGTTGAGATAATGCTTTGTACTTGATGCTCAAGGCTAATGCTTTCGCTTCCAAAGTCAGACAAAGCACCTCGTAGCGAGTTGTACACTTTGACATTGACCCTAACATCTTGCTCACAATATTCCACCATCTCTGGCGAATAACTGTCCCACACATCATGTTCACCTTTTGGACAACCTAGTAGCTGTCCCCAGTTTTCTAAGGAATGACCCCCCTCTCTTTGTGGGTCGGCTAGTCTTGATAATACTAATGTATCAGTTATCTTACACTTACTAAAGTCTGCACCTAACAGTCTTTCCAAGACAGGTATGTCGTAGTCAATGATGTTGTGACCTATCAACTCGCACTCTCCCTGTTCTTCAAGCCACTCATGGAAACGACCTGTCTTTATCCCATCGGGGTGTATTGAGTACACTATATCGCAACCTACTTCTTGGATACAGATACACCACACCTTGTCTGGGTTAAGACCATTGGCTTCTATGTCAAATACAAACTGCTTCATTTAGAACTCCTGCTTCTCGTCACCGACAGGACAGGTGGTTTCAATCATACGCCCTGTGTCCTTGTCGTAGTACAGGTAACACGCAACACCAGTAAGCCCTGCGTATCGGTTCTTGAGTACGCGCACTGTGGTCGTGTTGCGAACCTGTGGGTCAGCGTGTTGTTGGTCTCGCTCCAAGCCAATCACCATGTCGGATAGCTGTGCGATAGATGCAGAACCTCGTAACTCTGCCAAGCTAATCTGACCGCCATCTTCATGTGCCTTGCCATTGGGTCTGCGTAGGTGAGACACTAGGAACAATCCTATCCCTGTCTCCTGTACCAACTGTCGTAGCTTAGTCATTATGCTGTCAATAGCCTTGCGCTCATCACCTGTCTCTTGGTCGGACACCACGATGCTAAGATGGTCTAGGATAATCCACTTACAGTCCAGACCCTTAGCCATGTAGCGTACCCTTGACAACAGGTTATCTTCACTGGTAGAACCCCAGTGGTCGTACATAAAGATACGACCAGTGCCAAGGGTATTGTCCCAGAATACTTTTTTATCTTCCCTTGGTGCATCTCTGCTCAAATGTAGGGTCTGATTAGCTTCAATGCTCATTATCCCTAGCGCAGTCTTGGGTATGTCCTCCTCTAGCGCGAGTATGCCAATGTTGTCATCAGTTGCACCTAGTAAATAGTGTTCCAACTCTCTGACCATCTGTGACTTACCCATACCCGAACCACTCGTAATTGTGACCAACTCTCTTTCCCTAAAGCCATAAGTAAGGTCGTTAAGGCACGACCAAGGGTAAGGGATAGATTTAATATCTTCTTGAGAAAGTATAGAGTCCCATGTATCAATACCAGAGACAATCCCAGAAGGGCAATAAGATTTAGCATTCCACCACTCCTTTATAAAACCTTGTACGTTACGTTCCTTTAGCATCTCCCCTGCATCTTTCATAGGCAACACTACGTTCTTTGCCTTGTTAGGGGTGAATAAATCAAGCACTGCTCTTGATGCTTCTTGCCCTGCCTTGTCGTTATCAAAACAGATAACCACGTTCTCAAATGTCTCAAGCCATTCCAAGTTTTGCTTGATGTCCTTGACTGCCCCCGATGCACCAGAGCGTATGGACACTACTGCCCACTTGCCATCAAACATCTCTGATACTGCTAGGGCATCTGCCTCTCCCTCTACAACTGTGATATACTTACCACCACCTTTGAACGCTTGCTGACCAAACAATCCCACGTTATCAAACGTACCGCTTGCGTAGAATGATTTGTTGTCAACGATGCGTGACTTAGTCCCTGTCTGTGTTCCAGTGTCCTTATCAAAGTAGGGATAGTGGTGCTTTACAATTTGTCCCGATGCTCCGTACTCTACTGTGACTCCGTACTTTTTGCACGTTGCCTCAGAGATACGCCTGTCGGGGATTGAAGCTACAACACCTGTCATCTCTAATCTCCTAGTTGATTGTGGTTTACTTTCAACGACCTCACCAGTAGCTTTCTCGTAATGGTTGCAGTCCACTGTGAAGCAGACTGCGTGACCATCGGAGTACCTAGCAAGGTTGTTCCTAGAGCCACACGCAGGGCATGGCTCATGTCGGACAAAGTGAGAATCAGTCATTAAAAGTCACCGCCACCTTCTGAGGCTTCGGCTAGTTCTAAGACCTTGACTTTGGATAGGTACGTTGCTGTACCATGAACAGGGTGAGGCTTACCTTCCGCGTACTGAACGCGAACCTTAGAACCTCTGGTCAAGCGACCATTGAACTCAGCACCATCAGCATCAAACATAGGTACTTCGTACTTAGTGCTGAACTTACGCTGTGGTGTACCCTCATACTCGCGTAGCTTGACACCCTTGTTGGCTAGGTTATCAGCATCAGCAGGTTCTAAAGACAGAACCAGAGAATACTTACCAGTTGATTGACCTTGATACATTTCATGTTCGTCAAGGTTTGCGAACGCTACGTTACCTTCTAATACTGCCATAGTAATTTACCTTCTGTTAATTAATAAAAGATTACTTTAGGATACTTTAGAATATATCTTTAATGTTAATAAACCAAAGTATCTAAGAATATTATAACATGTTATATCTCTGAATGCAACACCTCCTATAAAAAAACCCCACCGAAGTGGGGCTGTTGGTTTATTTATTCAGTATTGCCTCGAACAACTTGTTTAATGCCGTGCGGTTAGGGGCATACTTTACACCATAGTCGGGGTCTTCCTTGGAATAGTACATCTCTGAGTCATTTACAAGACCATTGAGAGTAGACATTACCATACCTTTATCTTCTAAATCTACTTCTATTTTTTGCTCATACAATAGCAAATCAATTTTCATTTTGATTTTCCTCGTTTGGTTTTTAAAGAACTAATGGGATTACCCCCATCGACAAAACCATTATAGTAAACTGGAACGGAGAAGTCAAACATAAAGTGTGACCAATTTAAAGTTTCTGGTCATGTTAGTGTATAATCTCCTGCTTTAAAATGTCATCTACTCCCAACATTATATCATCTTCACCATCAAATGTCACCCAGTCATCTTCAAGGGCTTGGTCTGAATGTTTAAGACAAGTGTTACATAAATCCAAGTGCAACCCTGTAGCCCTGTCCTTCCGTTTCAATTCTGCCTCAGTCAAGATTACGTCACACGCTTTGCATCTACTCATTTTCGTCTACCTCTACATAGCAACGACCAATGTTAATGTTGATAAAGGGTAACAGAATAACCACGCCCTCGAAGGGCATTGTTTCCCATGTATACTCACCTGTTATCAAGTCAACCTTAGTCACCCACACTGGGCGACTGTCAACAAATTCTAAGTCTATACCTACACCATTCCGCAGTTCAATAGACCACAGCAGACCAAACATACTTTTTGTTGTCCTCATTTGTCACCCCCAAATTGTTTTCTAAGTTGCTTCTCAATACGCTCTACCTCCGCCCATCGAGCCTTGACCTCTGCAATACGCTCCTGTGCTTCCTCTGGCGATATTGGTGGGTACAGGTGAGCATCTTCCCAGTTCTCTGGGTCATCTTCTGGCTCAGTTATGTGGTCAGCCTCATAGGGAGCATACGCCCCCTTGCCTTCGCAATAGTCGCTATAATCATAGCTAGGGTCGTCAGTTATTCTACACAGCATAGCATTCTGCTCCTGTCTGGGTCTCCATTAATCCGTAGTTGTGACCATATCCCAGATAATAGTCATCGGATTGGTTATCGAGGGCA